ATGACTTAGAGTTGTTGCTTCTTAGATTTAACAATGTTATTGATTTTTTGTTGCCGCAGTCGCACTGACAAAGCCATGTAGTCTTGCCAGTAGAGTCCTTGCCATCGCTGTGAAGGGCAGTTAGCAACCCAAATCTCTGACCTGTTAAATCAATCTTTTTCACCGTATTCAAGCTCCAATAACAATTGACAGTAATGAATGGCTTTCCGAACATCTTCGGCCCCATTCTTTTCCTTGTATCTTGTTATGTATTTTACAACATTTCCGGCGCAGAATCCAAGGTTGTTGGCATGGATGTAGACGATAGGCTGGATAGCCTTGTCTTTGTAATGTTGACCGCCTTCTTGCTTGGTTAAAGGCGTTTCATTTTTAAAAACATCAATTGAAACCCAATGAGAATAGTGAAAACAATTTATACAAGGAGAAGCACCTTTAAGGTCATAAGCACAAGAATTACATGTACGTTTTTGCATCATTTATCCTTATAAAAAATCCCGTCAGCTCCCATTGTTCCCGACCTGTTTTTGATCTGGTTGTAAGCACCTTCAAAGCACTCTACAAGGTCCAAATCAGCACAGGCACAGCCCATCACCAAGGTCACCAGGATGTCTCCATAGGCGTCTGCCATCTCTGCACGGTCATTAGCCTTAATAGCCGCTAACAGCTCGTCTAGCTCTTCTATGGTCTTCTTTGCTTGGGCAGCAGGGGTTGAGTGTTGGACGATGCCACGCTTCTCACCCCACTGGATAACTTTCATTTCAATGTCTGCATAGCTCATTTCTTTTCCTTTTCTTGAATCATTGCTAAATCAACGCCAATTTGAAACTCTTTTACTTTGTCATTCCATACATGATCTTGCAAAGTTTTAGGATCTTTTTTGACTCCAAAAATTTGATCCCATTGATCTGAAAATTTCTGTTGATCAATCTGCTGTTTACGTCTAGCTGAACCTTTACTCATCAGCCACCTTTGCAGTCTTGTCAAACCAGTGAGGCTTCTTTTCTTTCAGCTCGTACAGACGCAGAGCAGGGATCTTGCCTGTCTTCTTCCACTTGTAAGGGGCGCTCACAGTGATATTAAGTACCTTGGCGATCTTGTATAAAGTGATTTCGGGAGGTAAGTTCTTGATGTCCATTGAGTTCCTTATGTAATGGTTGTTTGCGGCAAAGATAATAGCTCAAACGACATCATAGTGCTATTGATTTTGACTATTGGAGTTCAGAACACGATGAAAATGTTTTTCTTGATAGTCTCGTAGACAATGCTACATTATCTCTCACGCCAACAAGGTGTAATTCAATGAAAGGCAATTCAATGATGTTTTTAGATGCATGGCAACAAGGCCACAAAGAGGGAATGCAGCTTGCTGTCGACCAACTCAACAGGTATTGCGGTACAAACTTTGAATCAATCGGCGATGCAATCGTGTTCATCAACTCAATCAAAGATGAAGATGAACGTACCGACAAATCGAATCGTAAGCTGGCGCGAGACATTGCCATGCAAAACTGGTTAATGGCTGATTGATATGGCGCTCTACACACACATTCAGTTCTTAGGTCACAACTACTGTGACGTTGACATTGAATACGATGTCATTGACGGTGATGACTCTGTTGGCTTGCCAGTTGACTACGAGTTCACAGCAACCTATCAAGACGAACAAGGCAATGAAATCGACATCACTGACGATTTGCTGCCAGAAGAATACGCAGAAGTAATCCAAGCCATTGAAGAGGACTTAGAACGCGATGACTATTAAAGACATTAACCCAACAACACGCATGTACCCACGGACAGAACGTGATGCCTTCCCCCACTTCTACAAAGACTGTATTGAGCATTACGTCCGACCAGTTAATAACAAAATTGTTGTTTACATTTTGTTGGCCTTTGCGATAATGTGTTTTTTAATCGCGAAAGCAATTTAATGGAATGGACAAACAAGTTTATGACTTGGGATCTGGCAACCAACAGATACACAAGGCATCTTGAGTATGACGGTGTAAAGCTCATACTTATTTATCACCGCATCTATGACGAACAATTTGCCATAGATCAAGTGAAAACACCTGATGGCACAGACATCACAGTGCTAGTCAGGGACAGAGTAATTGAACGTTTGGAAAATATCATTGAAAGGGAATCCAATGAAATCTAAAAGCCTTTATCAGACATACGTTGAAGAATTCAGCGACAGTGACGAACGGTATTGCGCATACTGTTTGGTCAACGATGGTGGCAATGGTTGCGACTGTGATCAACATGCATGGCGCACATTCACAGAACTGGATGACGAAAGCCAGCGTGAAATCATCAACCAAGAGCTGTCGATTCCATTCGCAGAAAAGCAATGAAACAGATCACAGTTTATGAAGCGGATGATGGACAGCTCTTCAAGACCAAAGAAGATGCTGCTATCCACGAGGCAACAGAATTGCTTAAGAAGAACATCCTGGTGTTCATTGATAGCGAGTTCTATCCCTACAAAAAGTCATACACAGCCAACCACACCCTGACAAGAAACATCATTGCTTGGGAAAAGTTTAAAAAGGAAAAGAAATGAATGCTGCACTGTTTTTTTATTTTGCAGAAATGTTAAACAACATAGGCGTATTGCTTTCAATCATTGGTGTAGGAGGAATTTTACTTTTTGGAATAATGACATTAGCAATTCTTGTGAACGATGAACGCTATCACGGAAAAAATTGGGGATGGATTATTCCCTCTATATGTCTAGTAATTACTTGTTTCATTCCATCAAGCAAAACCATGTACATGATGGCTGGAGCTGTTCTTACAGAGAAAGCAATAGACACAAAAGTTGGTCAACAGATCATTGACTTGCTTGAACTCAAGCTTGATAGTGAACTGAAAAAAGCAAGAGATGAAATTACAAAGGAAAAGAAATGAACGTCTATCAAAAACTCAATGAAGCCCGTGAAGTGTTTCATCAATCGAAACTTAAAAAGTCAGGCCATAACAAGTTCGCCAACTACTACTACTTTGAACTCGGTGACTTTGTTATTCCAGCATTGGAGATCTTCAAACATCATGGTTTGACTTCTGTAATTAGTTTTGGCGTTAATTTTGCCAGCATGGAAATTATCAACAATGAAAAACCAGAAGAGAAGATTGTCATTACTTCTCCCATGTCTACAGCAGCTTTAAAGGGCTGTCACGAGGTTCAAAACCTTGGGGCAGTACAGACATACCTTCGACGCTATTTGTGGGTTGCAGCGCTTGAAATCGTTGAACACGATGCATTGGATGCAACGACAGGTCGTAAAGGTGATGGTCCAGTTATTACTCCAAAGGGTGACATCGGTAACGATATTCCTGCGGAGGAAAAAGAGTTTCTCATGGAGATGGCAGCATCTTGTGAGGAATTGGTAAGCAAAGGCAAAGCAAAGGAAGCCAAAGAAATGGTGGATGAAGCCCAGCTCGAAGCAGACCAAAAAGTGTGGTTGTGGGGTCAACTGACTTCGACTACCCGTAGTGCAATTAAGAAATCTCAATAAGGAAATCAAATGGCTGAATACAACAACGACAATCGCGGCATCTTGTTCCGTAACGACAAGAAGACCGACGAAAAGCACCCTGACTTCTCAGGCAGCATCAATGCCAATGGTGTTGACTACTGGTTGAGTGGTTGGGTAAAGGAAAGCAAAGAAGGCAAGAAGTTCTTCTCTTTGTCTGTCAAACCTAAAGAGCAACAGGCTCGTCAGGTGAGCCAGCCAACTCGTAAAGCTCCCCCCGTTCAAGATTTAGATGATGGGTCCGACTTGCCTTTCTGATGTAAAAGTATTAATAAAGGAAATGAAATGTATACGCTAACTATCAACATTGATTGCCTAACAACAGTTGAAATCAATTCGGCTGACTTTGAATACGTCACTGATTTGCAAAAGGCTGTTCATCAGGTACGTGAAGACCGCGACAACAAAGCACGTAAAGATGTTGCTGCAATGGTTAATCAAGCTTTCCATACTGAATTTGCTGCTTCTCGCAAACCAGTAAAGAAGCGTGGTCGCCCAGCAGGTTCACGTAACAAGAAGTAAAAAGGGTGGGGATTGAGATGCAGTTAGATTTGTTCCTTGATCCCCTCTTTTCAATGAATCCAAACAGAAGCCCAATACACCCAGATTGCTTTAGAGACTATCAACAGTACTCAGAGTGGCTTGGCCTTGCACGTATCGCCAAAGAGTCTTGTACTGTTTGCGAAGACTGCACAAATCAATATAAAGCAAAGATGATCGTTCAGAAACGCTGCCACGAGGAATGGACATTGATCCACGGTATTGTTGGCAGACCATCGAAAGCAAAGAAATGAAAATATCAAAGTTTATTGACTTCATCCGGGCCAGATCAGAAGACCCCATCACCAGCTTCCAGGCGGCAGATGAGATCAAACAAGTGGCTCCCCAGCACATGGCAATGATCCATGAGGTTTTGCTCAAGCATGGCCCCCTTGGAAAAGATGGCATAGCCTATTTCACAACTCTTAACCCAAATGCTGTGGCACGGCGTTTGCCAGAGATGAAGAAGCTTGGCATGGTAGAACTAACAGGCAAAGTAGTTAAGTCAGATTCAGGGCGCAGTGAACGCGAATGGAGTGCAATCTTATGACGGTAAACGTTTTTCATCCCGACTACATGAAAATCCACCATCCCACCTTTATGAAAGACCACATCTTGTCATCAAAGGGAACTATGGTGATGAGCAAAATTGTAGAAGAAAAGCGCCGATTGAATCCTAGTCATGGGACTCTTCTTGGCATATCAAAGATAACCCCTGTCGCCTTAAAGCCTAAAGACTTTATGGTGTTCAGCCGAGCTGGGATGCCTAAAAAATGAAACCACATAAACACGCAGAAGTCATCAAAGCATGGGCTGATGGCGCTCAGATTCAAGCTTACGATAACCATCTTCACATATGGGTAGATCTATTTTTGACGCCAACGTGGACTTCTGAAAAATATCGCATCAAACCAGAGCCA